TGCCTTTTGACGTAGGCTGCTGCCTCATCCTGCAACGCATAGCGCCGATCAAGTTTGTCGGCGAACCCGTTCATAAGCTCGTCAAATTCGCCGCGCGTAGCGCGTGCCAAGATGTCTTGACTAAATTTGAAATTCGTAGCCACAGGTGTGTTTGGCGACGTGGCCCCTAAAATATCAGCCATCATGTTCGAAAATGACCCATATTCAGTGCGCAAACGACGTTCTGTGTTTTTGTACCAGCCGGCGTTGTCCATAATACGTGTAGCCGCCGGATCACCAGCTTTTGCACTAGCAGCAATGGCCGTCATCTCATCAACCATATTATTTACAATTTTTTGATAATACGGTGATCCAACTTTAGCGGGCCTGTTTGTCGCAGGGTCTTTGTTAAATTGGTACTGCATGTTTGCGGTTTTTATTTTTATGCCGCCATTGTCTGCAACCTGAACTCCCGTGACCGAAGGCACTTCCCATTCCGATTTAGGGTGTCGTTTTTTCCAATCGCGCGCTGCTGCGAATGCAGCAACCTCATCAACAGGGCGTCCCTTTATGGATTGTCTGATTGCGTCTTTTTCTTGCGTGGACAGGGTCGCACGCTGCGATGCATTTCGTTCGCCACGCACCGAACTGCGTTCATCGTCTAACGTTCTAACGTTTTGATCGGTTGCAGCGCGGACAGCAGCGAGCGCTGCATTTTTCAATCCTGCTTCTGCGTCTTCAGATTGCGCTAAAGCAGCAGCGCCGAGGAGACCTCCTAGTCCGGCTTTTACGACCACTACTTAGGCTTCTTTTTGCGCTTAGTGGCGGCGGTCTGGCTTTTCTGGCCGCGCGCCATTAGTTTGGCAATGTCAGCCGCCGCGTCCTTCGTTCCGCCAGGCCCATTCCGATAGGGTTTCGGCATCGTTTTTCCCATATCTAGAAAATATCGAGAGATATTTTCCCAGCCGAAACAGATGAGCACATTGTTTTCGCGGCGATCAGACCATCGATAGGTTCCGACGCACGGGTTTTGACCAGTTTGTGTTGTCGCGGCCGCCGTGGATGACAGTTGCTGCCTCTGTGGCGAACGTCAGGCAGACCGCGTCGGCAGCGTCGGGTGACGCCATGCCGCGCCTTCGCATGTCGTCCTTACTCTCGATCTGCAGCTTTCCTGAGCTTGTAAACTTGTACTTTACGGCGACCAACTCGGCTAGCAGCTTGTCATCTTTCGGAATGTTGCAGTCGCGGCTTTCCAGCCAAGATTTCAATTTAAACCACAGTTCTGCTCGCAGATTGGTGTAGGTGGTGCGCAGAGAAGGGCTTTCGGCCGTATTGATGCCGACGGCGGGTAGCTGCAGTTCACGTAGGCGGTCGCAGACGCCGCCCCCCACGCCGATCGAGTCCACGCATATCTGCGCAGGCTCCGTACGCGGCTGGCAACTCTCATATTCAGCCACGATCGCGCCGGTCAATTGCATAAGGTCCAAACCGCGCCAGCTTTCAATTGCGAGTATTTTTCTACCTTGACGTTTGCACAGAACGCTGCTTGCAGACCCAAATCTGGCGACATCAAGTCCCCATACGATTGGCTCGTTCTCGCTCACCTCAACATCACGATGTTGCGCCGATTCTACGAGCTCCAACGGGATCACTGTGTCGTCATCTCGCGCAGGGAACTCGCCAAGGACGCGGACGCGGTAGGCGTTGCTTTCTTCGCCGTAGCGCACGCCCATTTCTCGCACGTACTCATCACTAACCAGGTCACTGTCAGCGCAACTGACCTTCCTGGTCCACCATTCATTCGACTGCGAGTGATGCGTATCGAAAAAGAAACCGCTGGAACGTGTTGGGTTGCCGAGCAGAATGGTGGCGGCGTTCTCGCCGCTCATGCTACCGGCTGCGGCCTCAAATACCGACTCAGGAATCCCTGACGCTTCATCGCAGATCATCAATACATTCTGACTATGAATACCTTGCAGCGCCTCTGGCTGCTCAGAACGACTTGTGCGCGCCGAGATAAACGATTCACTGCTTGCCGACTTGTGGCTGATGCGATCGGTCTTGACCTCTAACACATCCTTTAAGGCGACAGGAAGCTCGTTTATCCAGCGCTTCAGTTCTGCAAACAGCGCGTCGAACAATTGTGCGCTTGTTGGGGCCGTTACGACAATTTTGACGGGGTAGCGGGTGACGAGATACCAGAGCATTGCCCACGCCGCTGCGGTGCTTTTACCGACACCGTGGCCTGACCGAATGCTCATCTTGCGCTCGCCGCTCTGTATAGCCGTTAGCAACTCCGCTTGCCACGGCTGCGGCGTCGCCTTTAAGACATGCTCAACGAAGGCAATGGGGTCGGATCGATATCTCTTGAGGAAATCAATATACGGATTCTTGTCGTTCCTGTTCGGCATTGATCGCTCGCGATACTGACATATGGGACACATCATCATATTCACGGGACAGGTGTTTCGCTATTGCGCGCAACGACAGGCCGCGTGCGTGCATGCTGCGCATGTCGCGGTAGGCGTCTTCCTGCCACTCTAAGGGCTGCAACTGCGCGTCTTTGCCGGTGCCCTCGATGCGGAAACCGTAGGGCGCACTGCCGCCAATATGACCGCCGGCTTGGCGCTTGGCTCTGCGCCCCTTGGCGCAGCGGTCCTTGATGATGCGACGCTCGTGACCCGCGAACGCGGCCATCACCTCTAGCATGAGCCGACCGGTGAGGTTGCTGTCATCCGTGACGTCGCCATGACCGTTGAGGAATAGAGACACGCCAAGTTCTTTGAGTTGGTGAATGGCGTTCAGGCAATCGCGTGCATCGCGAGAGAACCGATCAAGGGCTGAGCAGATGATGACATCACCAGACTGCCAGTCGATCGGTGACACGGCAGGTCGCTGAAAAAATGCACTACCACCCGACACCCCTGCCTCAGCAATAAACGTAATGTCAGTGGGCAATGCGTTTGACATGGCAACGCCAGTAATCATGGTGCGCTGCGTATAAAGGCTGGTGCCGTCACCTTGCTCGTCAGTACTGACGCGCGTGTATCCGTAGATGGTCATATTAATCTATCCACACGTAAGAAAATTCGCCGTCTTCGATCACCTTCACCTCTTGACCGCCATTGCCTTCAAAACAATAGACTGTGTGTGACGACGTTTTGATGGTTTCTAGCAAATTTTGATGTTTACTGAAGTCGGCGACAGTGTCTCTGGTTCGTACGACGTTCTCAGCTTCTGCGTCAGGCACGTAGTCATAGCCGACGGCCTCATTGATCGCGTCAAAAAATGTTTGGTTGTTCATTCGCTTGCTCCTGCTTCTGCCTTGGCTCGCGCCACCTCTATTTCAGAAAGGTTTGCAGCGAAACCAATAGCTAAGTCCACCGCTTTTTGTGCGTCATCGTCTGTCTGCGCCGTGATCGCGAGACGCAAAGCCATGACCAGCGCGTCGTAGTCATTCGTAATTTCTTTCATTCGCTTGCTCCCTCTTTTGCGCTGATTGATACGCTATCGATATAAGCGCCATCCTCGCTAACTGTTGCGATTTGAATGTCGTAGGAACCTTGAAGATCACGCTCACACACGCGATCGACCGCGTCTAAGAACGTGTCAAATATTTCACATTCAGGCAGCTTGTCGTGATCGTATGTCGATTTAGCGCGATCTTCTGCCGACATCAGGTAGTACTGCACCTCGTATCTGTCGGTGTTTTGCGCGCTGATAGGCCAGTCGTGTGTTTCCTCAAGCGCTCGCTCCACAATGTGTTCAACCCATTGCGGTAATTCGTGAATCTCGTTGCCAGATGCAATGTTCACATTGGTGCCTGGCCGAGTCTCTATAATCAGCGCCTCAACGCGCATGTTAAAAAATTTAATTAGAGATTCCACACGGTCGTCGTCAACTACGCCGTCTGGGTTGAACCACTCGTCCAAATTGTGTTTGTCGAGCGTGACGATTTCCGAGTCAGTGGTGGTGCTTTCAATGTTCATGCGTTTGCTCCCTTGTTAGTTATAAACGGCCGCTTACGCAGCCTCGTTTTGATTTAAGTATTCGACAGCTTCATCGAAGGTTATGAACTGCTCGCTGCCAGTCAGAATGCGTCTTGCCATCTGTTGATATTCGTACTCAGGGTTCGTCGCTACTAAATTTATTTTGTCTTTTAAAAGAACAACCAAGGCGTCGGTAAAAGCATCTGCAACCTTGTAGTCGTAATCAATGAACAAGTATTTGGTCTGAGGAATCTCGGCTATAACGTTGGTGCTTTCATACAAATCCTGCATCCCATCAAAATGACCATACTGATATATAACCAAGTCGTCTTTGATTTCGTTAAGCGCCTTGGGGTTAATAATCTCCTTGATCTTGACGTTTACGCTATCGCCCATGCTGTAGGTTTTAGAGGTCACAGAGGCTTTGACACCTTTGGCCTTCAAATACTTTCGTATCTCCGCTGCACACTTTGCTGCTTCTGTCTTCATTATCACTTCTCCGTTTGCCTGTGTAACGCTGAGAATTTTATCAGGGCGTTACATGGTGTCAAGTAAATATTGACAGTGTATCTCGATTATTTTTGGGGCTATCGTTAGCAAAAATTTTTGGAGAATGGTGATGTACAAGAAAGGCAAGAAGCCAGGCAAGATGGGCGGCAAAGGGACCAAACTCAATAAGAACGCAATGACGATCGCCGGCATTCGCGCCAGCGGCGCGAAGCCTGGCTACCCTCCGAAATAGCTGATTTTTATCATTTCTACCCGATGGGCCGCGTTAGCGGCCTTTTTTTTGGTGCGGGAAAAGGGGTCGGGGGTTTTACCGCAGACACGCGGGGTTAGGCGCGTTAGCGCCGTTCCCCCTGCGCAACCGATAAGTGTAGTAAGTGTAGTAAGTGTCGTAACCCAGTGATCATGCGGGTTCCGCAGGTTACGACGGTTTTTGGATGCGCAGCGGGAACGGTTATGCTGGCGGCCTCAAGGCCAAGTGAGAAGCCGCCGATTCCGCTGAATAGGTCGAGGACTTTCATTTTTTTAAAAAATTTTTTGATGCGCGTCGGCTAGTACCAATACACCCCCCGCCCAGCCAACAAGGGGGGGGTCACCATATAAAAGTGTATATATTTCAATGACTTACGATGCATGTGTGTCACGCTGGTACACGGCCGTGACAGATCGACCGCCGTTACAGCCCTGTAAAACGCCATAAAAGCGTTATATATCAATGACTTATGCTGCATTTGCGGGTCTCGCGCGCGCAGTCGCGGCGTGACAGTGCGTGTCAGCGCGCGTGTCACTCGTCATCGTCAACATCAGTCACGTCATCCGAGTGCTCGATCGCGTCTTGCTCAATAGATAACTCACGCAACGCACCGAGATGTTGGTCTTGAATGTTTATGGTCAACAGCGGATCACGCCTGGTGTCGCCCCAGCTTTCAGGGCTTACCCTCGATGCCAACCACTTCCGAGTGTCGATCCTCAACCGACGTACTTGTGCATCGTGCGCATCCTCAGCGCCATCAGCTATGTCGAGTGTCTCTTCCGCTAGCTGGTCCGCCCATTGCTTGCGAGCAGCCTGGTAGCGCTCATACCGGCCCTCCGCCGCGTGGAGCCACTTGTACCAAACGCGCTTGGACAGGTGCATGTCACCGACCAGCTTGCTCATCGTCTTACCCGCAGCCAGTTGATCGAACAGGAATGCTTCCCCGAGCTTGTCCAATTCGCGCATCCTTTTCCTCATGATGGGGCTACCAGGCATCGCCAATCTCCTTCTTCAACAGTTCAATAAATTCCATGTCTTCCATGTGCTCCAGCCGTGCATCCAGGTCGTCATCGTCTGTACGCAGTTCTTCACGCGGCCGAAAGGTCGTCGCAGGTTCCCGAGGCGGCAATACCTGCCGTCGTTTCTTCGCCTTCACAAACAGCAACTCTTCAGTCGCAAACGTGTGCCCACACGATTTGCACCGACGGTCCCTTACAATGCGCTTAGAAGCACGCTCAGTGTGCGTAACGCTTGACCTACCTCCGCATACTGGACAGTCCATAAATCGCCTCACACAGCTTCTGAGGACGTCTGACGCACGATTCTCTCAATCTGCTGCGCAGCATCGCCCGACTTGACCATGTTCGACGTGAACCGCAGCACCCGATAGCCCAGTTCAGTCGCCAGGTTGTATTTGATGCAGTCGTTTTGAAATCCAGCACCCGTCGTATGCCGACCACCTCGCCACGTACCACCTTCGACTTCAGCGATCAGTGACTGACCGACCAAGAAGTCGAAGCGGAAGCGCCGACCAGGTATCAGCATCTGCTCGCGCTTGAACTCGATCTGCAGCGCGGTCAACTGCACCGCCAGCAACTCTTCCCATTGGCTACGCCGAGCCATGCGTCACTCCGCGCCTGATAAAAGAAATGATCTAATCAACGGCGGTTTTTCCGCCAGTTGATCATTTTCTTTTATAGAGCAACTGGCGAACTGGCGAAGGTCATGTAAGCCATTGTTTTTAAACATGTTTTCGGTAGCTCAGACTGACCAACGAAAAAAGTAACTGTCGACTGGCGAAAAAATCCCGTAAGTCACTGAAAACAAAGGGTTCGCCAGTTATTTTTAGCAACTGGCGGCCAACTGGCGAACTGGCGAAGCCACTGTCGGCAAAACCCCTCATTTGCTGACCTTTTTGAGGTACAAATGAGCACCACCAGCGGTGGCCGCGAGGACAAAAAACCACGGTGATGTCCACGCTAATCCGATCGCCGCTAAGCCAAAAACACCAAGGAAAAAGGTAGCCATCGGCGCGTAGATCACCGACTTTTTGTCCATCAATTTCCAACTAATCATTAGTTCTTCAAAAATCCCTTTCATATCTCCCCCTATCACTGACTACCTCAATAAATTGCCGGTTCTTGCTCTGCGCATCGAACCGCGTCACCAC